ATGACGACTATCAACCTGAAACGGTATTACCCCTATATGACCGAAAATGTGATACTGGAAGTTTCGGACGAGATCGCCGCCGCCCTCTCGATGGGAGGCCGCCTGTGCGACAGCTACAAGCGGCAGAAGCGCAGAAATGGCGAGTGCTCGCTGGACACCGATCCCGGCTTTGAGGCCGACGTGCTCCGTCAGCCCATGACCCCGGACGAGTACATTGAGGCACAGGAAACCACCTTTGCCCTCTATGACGCGCTGGTCCAGCTCCCGCCTACGCAGGCCCGGCGTGTGTACCAGCATTATCTTCTCGGCATGAGCAAGGCCGAGATCGCGGCAGCCGAGGGCGTTGGCCGGAGCCGCATCTGCTGCTCCGTTGAGCGCGGGCTGGCCGCTATGAAAAATATTTTGAAAAAATCTCTGTAAGAGGGAGTACATTTGCCCCCGAAACCTCCTGATAGGTGAGAGGAGTTTTCTTCCTCGCCTTGAAAACTGAATAGACAGTATTCCCGATACGAAATCCGCGTGATAGCGACGTAAGGTGCGCCGCCACGACAGCCAGTTCAGGAGGTGATGGACAAGCTGGCCGAGCGATCAACGCAGCCTTTGACCCGGTGCTGGCAAACCGGGCGCGAGGACAGCGCGGAGGATAATGAAACTTGCTCACGCCCTCCCACAGACTTGAGGGGGAGTCCCTGCGGTATGCGCCAGCCCTCCACGGGCAGCGGTGCTGTGGGGCTATGCAGCCGAAGCCATCGGCGGTCTGGAATACTCCCCGTGCCGGGGATGCGTGGCAAATACGGCACACAACAATCATACAGGGAGCCGTCAAACCGGGTCTTTCTGTCTTATGACAGCCCAAACCATTCCGGCGCGGCGGCTCCCTCTTTTGTGGATTGAAACGGAAAACAACTGTCCCGCTGCTTCTGGTCATCGTGGCCAGAGGTGGAGCAAGGTCAAAGGACGGCGCTTTTGTGCCGCCCTTTCACGTTTCCCCACGGACAACGGGAAACCATCAAATCTATTCACACCGCTGATTTTTATATAGGAGGTTTTCAGATGACGGAGGCAAAAGTCGGCTATCACAAGGAAGTCAAAACCGCGTCTTTTCAGGGAAAATCCATCACCGTGGAAAACCTGACCCCGATGCTCTCTCCCCGAGCACGGGATAAGCGCAAGCGTGAAATTGAAAGCTGTCTGTATGAGGTCTTTGTAAAGTATGCGCCGGGACGGGCACAGATGCACTAATGCGGGACATCCTTGAGATGCGGGGCTGCCAGAGGTATAATATAGGTGTAAGGTTTGGTAGCTCCTACACGGAAAGGAGCACCAAATGATTATTCGTGAAGATGCCATTTATGGCAGACAGTCCGTTGACCGCAAGGACAGTATCAGTATTGAAAGCCAGATTGAGTTCTGCAAGTATGAATTGAGAGGAGGCAATTTCCGCAAGTACACCGACAAGGGCTATTCCGGCAAGAATACCGACAGGCCCAAGTTCCAAGAAATGATGGCCGATATTCGCCGAGGCCTGATCAAGCGCGTGGTGGTCTACAAGCTGGATCGTATTAGCCGTTCCATTCTGGACTTCGCAACCATGATGGAAACTTTTCAGGAATACAATGTCGAGTTCGTTTCCTCTACGGAAAAGTTTGACACGTCCACCCCGATGGGGCGGGCCATGCTGAATATCTGCATTGTATTCGCCCAGCTTGAACGTGAAACCATCCAGAAGCGCGTGACCGATGCCTACTATTCCCGCTGCCAGCACGGTTTTCACATGAGCGGCGCGGCCCCCTACGGCTTCCAGCTGGAGCCGACCACCATTGAGGGCATCCGCACAAAAATGATGAAGCCTGACCCGGAAACGGCAGATATTGCAAAGCAGATGTTTGAAATGTACTCCCAGCCCGCAACCTCTTTCGGGGACATCGCCCGCTACTTTGCCGACGAGGGTATCCTGATCTACGGCAAGGAAATGAAACGGGGCTTTATCTCCCAGCTTTTAAGAAACCCCATTTACGCACAGGCTGACCTCGATATGTACGAGTTCTTCAAAAGCCAGGGTACGGTGGTAGTCAATGAAGCAACAGATTTTGCCGGGACAAACGGCTGCTATCTCTATCAGGGCCGGGACGTGCAGGAAAGAAAAAACAAGCACCTGAAAGATCAGATACTTGTTCTGGCTCCCAGCGAGGGGCTGGTATCGTCTGATACATGGCTGCGCTGCCGGAAAAAGCTCATGGCAAACAAGACATTCCAAGGCGGGCGCAAGGCAAAGAACACATGGCTTGCCGGAAAGGTCAAGTGTGGCCGCTGCGGGTACGCGCTTATGAGCGTTGGCAATCCGACAGGCGTTCAATATCTCCGCTGCTCCAAGCGGGCCGACAGTAAAAGCTGTGACGGCTGCGGGACACTCCGCACACGGGAATTTGAAAGGTTTCTGTACGGCGAGATGGTCAAGAAGCTGTCCGAGTTCCAGACGCTGACGGCAAAGCGGGAAACGGTCAATCCCAAATTGACCGCGCTGAACATGGAGCTTGCCCGCGTGGAGGACGAGATTGAAAAGCTGCTGAATACTCTGACCGGGGCTAATGCGGTGCTGCTGTCCTATGCCAACAGCAAAATCGAGGAGCTGGACACACGCCGCCAAGCCCTGACAAAAGAGATTGCGGCGCTGTCGGCGGAAACCATGTCCCCGGAGCAGATCGAGCGGTTGTCGGTCTACCTCAACCAATGGGAAGAAATTGACTTCGAGGACAGGCGGCAGGTTGCCGACGGCCTGATCTCACAGATCCGCGCAACCGACGAACACGTTTCGATTGAGTGGAAAATTTGACTTTTACTTATCCATCGCACACGACAAAGGGCTGTGTGCCCTTGTCAAGCGATGTAAGCAAAGAATCATAATAGGACAAAAAGTCATTGATATCATTGGCTTCGTTCGCAAGTTCAGCCGAGGATTGTGCGCTTGCAATCAGATCTTGAACCGTTGAGTACATCTTTGTTTTTCTTCGCTTAGACGCCAAAAAAAGAGCAGCGCCGCTGCCGACAAGAAGTATACCATCCACAGCGAATCCGACCGTGTCGTTTATAACGCCTATCATGAAAACCGGAAATGCCAACGAAAAGCATATGACTCCGATCCACTGCAGCCCGTCAAGCTTTTGCTTGTTCTTCACAATCAATCCCTCGTTTCTGTTCTTCCTTCAACTGTTTATGTATCATCCTTCTGTCATGTGGCAACATAGACACACGGCTGATAATTGAAAAATAGCATATTTCGGGCAGTATTGCAATAAGTTAGCAAAAAACGTTCGGAATACCGAACGTTTTCAACATGCAGCCGAAAAATGTGGTAGGATTATGGCGAGGATGAAAAACAATGTACGGGAGTATAGAGAATACAAGGGCGTCAGCCTGCGCTGGCTGGCCGGAAAGGTGGGGTGTGGGACAAGCACACTGTGCGACATAGAGAGGGGCAAGAGCATACCAAATGTCCGCCTCGCCATTCGGATAGCGCGGGCGCTGGGGACGACCGTGGAGAATTTGTGGGAGGGAGAACTGTGACGGAAACAGAATGGAGGACGTACTTACGGCGCGAGATCGAGCGGCTGCTGGAAGCGGCCGGCGAGCGGGAGCTGCGGCTGACGCTGAAATTTCTGCGCACTGCCGCGTGAAAAAGAAAAACGCACGCCAAGACAAACAAACGCACGCAAAGAAAAGCGGATCAGGAAATCAATCCTGATCCGCTTTTTTGTTTTCTTCGACGATCTGGAGGGCGAACGCCTCAATATCCGCCCAGCGTTCCTCCGGCAGCCGCGACAGCGCCAGCAGGAAGCGGCGGCGGAAATTATCCTCTTCGCCGCGCATGACATCGCCGACGAAGGCCATGACCTCCTCGTCGCGCGTAGTCGCCGTAAACATCTTGCCGTCACCGGTACGCAGCCAATGTTCGTCAACGTGGAACTCGCGGCAGATGGAGACGATAGCGGAATCGGGCGGAATTCTCTGCCCAGTTTCCCAACCGGCGATTGTTGACTGCCTGACGCCTATCCTTGCTCCGAAATCGGTTTGATTTAGGCCGACGTGGCTGCGCAGTTCTTTTATTTGATTTTGCACATTATAGGCCTCCTTTCGAAATGAATATACCACACGGCATATCACATTGCAATATTTTTTCGAAAAAACGAGATAATTTTATTGACACAGATATTGCAAAGTGATAATATGACATTGCAAAGAGATTTACATCAAACGCAAAGCAATGCTAAAAAGTGCGAGGAGGTGACGAAAATGCTTACAAAGAACGAGCAGAAGACGCTGGAGCGGCTGGAGACGGTCATGCAGCGCATGGACGAGATGCAGAAGGCGCAGCTTTGCGCCTTTGCGGAGGGACTGGCGATGGCGTTGGAGCACAGCAAGCGCGCGTCGTAAAACGCGCGCAATTCATTCGATTGGAGGTAAGGACATGGATTCTATGGAGCTTCACAGGGCGCTGCGGGCGCACTGCCAAAAAGAAAAGGCGGACTGCACAAAGTGCTGCCTGCGCCTTTTCTGCTACACGCCGCCATGTGAAATGACGGACGGCATGATGGAGGATGTTATTTCGTTTGCTGCCAGTCAGCATAGCCACACGGAAAGTCAAACTCATTTATGCCATTGCAGTGACGGTCGGTCGATGCCGTGCCCATGTGAACTGGACATGAGCACCGCACTAGGGTACGAACACCGTCGATGACCTCGTAATCTTCAAGGATCTGAACATTCCGCTTGATTTTGTGGCAGTGATAGAGACGCATTTCGTATTCCATCACACGCTTCGGATTTGGTTCCTGCATTTGCTTTGCCTCCCTTCGAGCCGATTCTATCACATCCGAGCGGGAAAACAAGGGCATTCATTATTCATTCGATTGGAGGTGAGGACATGGAGAACATCGTGAGTATCCTGTCCGGACTGGGTGTTGAAATCCCGCAGGAGCTGGTTCCCGCTTTGCATAAGGAAATCGCGGAGAACTACAAGACGGTCGCGGAGTTTCAGAAGCTCCGCAAGCAGCTCGACCGGTTGAAAAGCGGGCTGCCGGACACGGCCGCGAGCTATTCCAAGCTGATGATCGCAAGCAACGGGAGGCAGAGCGCGGTACTGATCGACGGCGTTATGATCGGCGTCGGCGTGCGCGGCATCCGCCTCGACGTGAAGGAAGGTGTAGCGGAGCTGAGTATTACCGGCATTGATGTGGCGCGATTCCACGCCGGAAACGAAGAGGACTTCGAGCGCTTTTGCGCCGGATTGTCAGGGGATGAACTGGGCGGAGAATGATAGCCATTCCTTTATGGTGTCGATGGGCAAATTCTCCATGAATATGATACCGGAATCGGTAAGCGTGTAATTGCCGCAGATGTCCGTTTTTACATATTTCGCGTTTGACAGCTCTGCCAAGCTGTCGGAGACGACTGCATCGATGGCGGCGGCATCGTGCGATTCGGTATCGAAATAAACTGCGGAGGATTTTGCTTCTCCGTTTGCGCGCCTCGATTTATAAACTTTGTAGATCGTGGCGAGAGCCTTTTTCGCGTCTCTGGTAAGTGCGTGATCCATGAATTTTCCCTCCTTACTTCAGCAGTTCTATTCCAGCTTGGAGGATGAAGGAGGAAATGCTGGATATGGCAGCGTTGAACACACTTGGGAAATGGGACTTTAGTTTTTCCCATGTGGTCGGATTTCTCGTCACTTTTAAGTATTCAGTTCCTTTTGCCGAAATACCTGTAAAAACATATGAACGTGCTCCGCCATTGAGTGCTGTGCTGCGCGTGATGGGCAGATTGACTAGCCCAAGCTTCACCAGATATTCCGCAGCATTGTAAATGTCGTTGGATGTGTAATTGCTGAGCGGCTCCTCATGAAGCACCTTTTTGAGCTTTATGGGCTTGACACGTTTTCCGGTACTGCTGATTTCAAGACAACTGTCGAGGTATTGCAGCAAATCACGGGCGCAATCTTCATTTACCATGAGTGGTACATCCTTTCATACGCAGAATTTCCATGTTTTCCATTTGCAGTATATCAGAGAGCGCCGAAGTTTTCAATACTAGCACATTTTTTTAAAGGAGAGAGGTACATATGCCAAAACTGAGGAAGCGCACCAGCCGCTATGACCAACTGCAGACGCTGCTCTATGGTCAGATCCGGGTGCAGGGCGTCAAGCCGGAGACCCTGATCGGCTGCTGCCGCCAGACGGCGGCGAACCGGCTGCAGAACATTGGCGGCATGACCATTAACGACCTGCTCGCGCTCGGGCGGGGATTGGATATCCCCATCGACACCCTGCGCGCAGCGATCAAATATCAGTAATGAGAAAGGAGAAACCAATGAAAGCAACAGGAATCGTCAGAAGGGTCGATGACCTCGGCCGCATCGTGCTGCCGAAGGATCTGCGCCAGACGATGGGCATCCGGACGGGAGATCCCATGGAGATCTACACAGACGCGGACAGCATCATCCTGCGCAAGTATGCGCCTGGTTGCGCGTTCTGCGGCAGCGTGAACGGCATCCGCTACATCCACGGCACGCCGGTGTGCAATATCTGCGCGAACAACATGCAGATGCTGTACCGCACGGCAGAAGGCGGTGACGACGAATGAAGGTGTTCGGAGATCCGCGCGCCAAGGCGAAGGTGCGCCGCTACATCATCTGGGGTGCCGAAGACGGCATCGTCTGCGCGTCCTTCATCGCCGGTATCGCGCTGGCGGGGTGGCTGTTTCACATCCTCTTCGCTGCGCTCGGCGTCGCATGAGACGTCCGGAGGTCGTATATATGTCACCGGCAGAGCTGGCCATGCGACGCCGGAATGACCGCTGGGCCGCAAAAGGCCGCGCGCGGGTGGCGCTCCCGGGGCGCAAGGCCGTGGTCGTACCGTGCGCATCGCCGTTCGCGGCGATCCAGTGCGCGGCGGAGCTGTGGGGCGTCCCATGGCAGGAAGTCGTCCACGGGGCGCGCGTCATGTGGGCGCCGCCGGAGACATAAAAAGACACCGCCTGCGAAGATCGTCAAACCCGCAGGCGGTGAAACCCCAATAGCGCACAGGGCGCGCTACACTATATATATTATAGCATACAGTTGCCCGCCCTGCAAGCCGAAAAACGCTGACGCCGCAAGGCGTTTTCAGCTTCGGTAAGACCAATTACTAACTCGACCGGAGACAGACAGGGAGGCAATCATGCCGTATGTACATCGCACCGTCGTGTGCGGGGAAACGGTCGAGCACCGCAAGATGTATTCATCCCGTGTGCACAGCAAGGAAGTCAAGCCGCGCAAGCGATCATCCGAGAAGGAGACCTCCAAGTGTCAGGAGCGCATCAACGAGCGCGTGGCCGAGGAGCATCTGCGCTGGCTCATCAACTGCAACTACCATTATGGCGACTTCCATCTGGTGCTGCACTACTGGTGCAAAACCATCACATTAGAGCAAGCCGAGCGGGACAGAGCCGCGTTCTTCCGCGAGCTGCGCAAGGCCTACGCCAAAGAGGGCAAGCGCCTGAAATACATCGCCGTGCTCGAAACCAAGCACATGACGAACGTGCATCATCACATCCTCCTGCCGCGCTTTGACGCGCAGATCATCGCCGCCGCCTGGACAAAGGTGACCAATGGCGCGGGCTCTATCAGCTTCCAGATGCTCGATGACCGCAAGAACCACGCAAAGCTCGCGTCCTACCTCATCAAGGAATCACGCTCCACCATGCGCCGCTGCCGCGAGCAGGGCATCCGCCGCCGGCGGTATACCTGTAGCGCCGGCATGGCAAAGCCGGAGATCCGCTATCAGGTGGCCAAGGCCGAGACGTGGCGCAAAGAGCCGAAGGCCAGACGGGGTATGCATCTCTATCGCTTTGACGATGGGTCTGAGTATAAGAGCGGCTGGCATGAGCTGAGCGGCTGGCCGTGGCAGGAGTATTACGAGATCAAAGACACCACATAGGAAGGAGCAATTACAATGGGCATCAGCATGGACAGTCTGCCGCCGCGCTATCAGAAACAGGCGGCGCGCAAGCTGGACCCTGTGGCGTATGAAAAAGCGCTGCAGTTTTTCCACGCAGAGGAGGCGGCAAAAAGCCTGGCGCGTCAGGCACAGGGGAGTATCAGCCGTGCGACCGGGGAAGGCTTTGAGGCGCAGATTCTCACGGCCTGCGCGTATTACCGGGCGCATGGCATCGCGGAGATCGACAAGACGCCGGAGCCAATCAAAGTCATTTCCGGCCGGCGTCAGAGTCCGAGCGGCTGCTGGTCGTTCGAGGCGGTTTTCACCAAGCAGGCGCAGCCGGATTTTCAGGGCACGCTATGCGGCGGCAGCAGCGTAGTGTTCGAGGCCAAGGCCACGGACAAAGACCGCATCCTGCAAAGTGCGGTCACGGCAGAACAGGCGCGTGCACTGGAATCGCACGCCAATATGGGCGCACTGGCGTTTGTGCTGGTGTGCCTGCGCGGGCGCGCGGTGTATCGGGTCATGTGGGAAGACTGGCGCGATATGAAAAGACTTTTTGGCCACAAGTATATGACAGCCGTGGAGTTGGAGCCGTACCAGGTGCAGATGCGACAGGGCGTGATCCGGTTTCTCGGCGATCCGAAGTGAGGTGGGCACATGGCAATCAAAAACTATACGACGAAAGTGGACGTATATACGTCCATCGGGGAAATCCAAGGCGCGCTTGCACGCCACGGCGCCGCCAAGATCATGATTGACTACGATAATGGCAAGCCGCAGGCGATCGCGTTTGGGATCGACACGCCGGTTGGACCGCGTGGTTTCCGTCTGCCAGCGGCCGTGGATGGGACGCTGCGGGTGTTTGCAAATCAGAAGATCAAGGCCGACCGCGAGCAGGCGGAAATGACTGCGTGGCGGAACGTGCGCGACTGGGTGCTGGCGCAAATGGCGCTGATCGAATCCTGTGATGTGCCGATGCAGCAGATCTTCCTGCCGTATATGGCAGATGATCGCGGCCGGACGGTGTACGAGCTGTATGCCGCCGGGCAGCTCGCACTCGGCGCAGGGGAGGATGCATGATGCTGCGCACACAGGAGACACTTGACGGCGAGATCATCGTTGACAGCTTTGCTGGTGGCTGCGGCCGTTGTGGCAGCAAACCTACCGGAGTATGCAGCGCCCGGGAAAATTGAGACGATGGCCGCACTCGCTGATGCGGTGGCTATGTAAAAAACAAAGGAGGACAACCATGAATCACGAAACCCAAAGAGCGAGCATCCTGCAGATGGCGCAGGGTGCATTCCAGGAGCGCGTGGACTATGAGATGCAGCGCTGTGTTGACAACATCCTTGACGTCAACACCAAAGCAACCGCAAAGCGCAAGATCACGCTGACGATCGAGCTGACACCGGACGATGGCCGCCGGCAGATCCGCGTGAATGTTGTTGCCAAGGCCACGCTCGCGGCGACCAATCCGGTCGCAACGTCGCTTTGCGTTACCACTGATGGCAACGGGGAAATGGTCGTTGCCGAAATGGTGCCGCAGCTCCCCGGCCAGATGCGCATGGACGGGCATGAACAGGAAGCGCCGAAAATTCTGAATCTGCTGCAGAACAGCCAGCAGGCAGCCGAATAACGAAGGAGGATATGACAATGTTCGCAGAAATGATCGACAAAATCGTGAGCCTGAAAGAAACCAAAATCTTCGAAATTGATGGGCAGACCTATTCCGACGCCAATCTTACGCGGATCCCGCCGCATGTGGATCGTCCCGATTCCGTCAGCGTCAGCGGTCTGGATGCTGTCTGCAAGCTGGTGCGCACCGAGATCGCAAAGGTTGGGACGACCATCATGGTACATGTCCGGGATTATAACAAGGTCGAAGTAATGACGACGTATCTGCCGGACTTCTCCCGCAATGTCCTGTATCGTGCGCAGGCGGACGCGCCGGGCATGCGCACTGGCTGGCGTGACCGAGAAACTGCGCTGATCGAGCTGCGCAGTTTGTTCATCCCGAACGGAGGCACGGAGTATCTGCTGGATCTGCTCAGCCGTATGTCCGATGAGAACACAGTGTCTACCAACGATAATGGCGTCACGCAGGCCGTGACGGCGCGGCAGGGCGTTGCGCTCAACGCAGTCGTTAATGTGCGGCCGCGGATTAAACTGCAGCCGTTCCGCACGTTCCTTGAGGTCGCGCAGCCGGAAAGCGAATTCCTCCTGCGCGTGGACAGCGAGAAAGGCATCGCCTTTTTCGAGGCGGATGGCGGCATCTGGCGTCTGGAAGCGAAACGCAACATCGCTGAATATTTCGAGCGCGGCCTGAAAGACCTGATTGAACAGGGCAAGGTTGTCATCATGCAGTGATTCGATAGCACACTGGGCGGGGGAATTCGCCCGGTGCTCTGAAAGGAGGACAACCATGAAGATCTACATATCAGGGAAAATCGCCGGGGATCCGAACTATAAGGGAAAATTCGCACGAGCGGCTGCACAACTTGAGCGGCTGGGCGCGACGGTCATCAATCCGGCCACAGCGCCGGAGGGGCTGACCAAGCTGGACTATATGCGCATCTGTTTCGCCGAGATGGAGGCGGTGGACTACGTCGTGTTTCTTCCGGACTGGGCGGAATCTGCCGGTGCGAAGCTGGAACGCGCGTGGTGTGACTATGTCGGAGTGCCAACAGCAAACTGGGACGCTTTTCTGGTGGACATGCTTTTGAGGAAGTCGCACGGTTACACATTCCGAGAACTGTTGGCGCTGGAGCATCCGGACGCGGTGGACGAAACCTGTGTTGGCGGGTGTTTTGGATGCCCGAATACCTACGGTTACGAGCCGGAGAACAAACCGTGCCCGCATGAACATGTTCATCAGCGAGAGGCAAAAGAAGTACTGTGCGCGGCCTGTTGGGATCGTATCGTCCCGGGAAGCGAGGTGCGGAATGGCTGAATACATAAGCGAGGCGGAAGTGCTGCAGAGAGCGCTGGACACCTACGGCTCCGCCCTGCAGATCGTGGTGATGATGGAGGAAATGAGCGAGCTGCAGAAAGAGCTGTGCAAGTACCTGCGCGGCAAATACTCGCCAGCAAGTATCGCCGAGGAGATTGCCGACGTGGAGATTATGCTAGAGCAAATGAAGATGCTGTTTTGCTGCGCAGACGATGTGCACGATGTTCGCAGAAGAAAAGTGGAGCGGCTGAAAGAGAGGCTGGACAATGGAATCTGAATACATCGAGCGGAAAGCGCTGGATAAAGCACTGACGGCCGCCGCGGCACATGACAAGGACAAAAACCGCCGCACATGGGCAAAGGCGATCTGCATTTTGCACGATCTACCGGCTGCCGACGTTGCGCCGGTGGTGCACTGCAAGGACTGTGCCCATAGGACTGAGATGGGTAATTGCGGGCACCCACGCCACCATGGGATTTTGCCGTCAGCGTATCCATATGATTTTTGTAGCTACGGCGAACGAAACGAGGTGACTTAATTGGACTGGAAGCGGGAGGCGGCTGATGAGCTGCGCAACTACATGAACCGAAAGGCGGCAATTGAAAACATCAGAGATCAGATCGCTGACTTGGCAACGGAGATCACGAGTATCCGCAGTGCATCGGCGGACGGCAGCCCGGTCGCCGGTGGCTCAAACGGCAGGGACGATGCGCTCGTCAACAACATCCTGAAACGTGAGCGGCTGGAAGAGGCGCAGCGCTTGACCGAGAACCGGGTGCGCCGCGTGGATCGTGCCTTGAATCAGCTCTCAGAGCGGGACAGGTGTGTGCTGCAGCGCTTTTACATCACGCCGTGTATCGGCGGCGTCGAGCGGCTGTGCCGGGAATTGGCCATCGAGAAAACGACCGCTTACCGTTGGAAGGATTGCGCACTGCGGAATTTTACAATCACAATGTACGGCCTCACAGAGACGTGAGCGTGACGTGGGAAAAAATCGGGAACATTTTCACGGGAATCTGTGTTAAAGTGATATCGCGGGATTGCGAGAGAGACCAGTCCCGCAAGTCACTTTGTGATATACCTCTCTTCCTTTGATTCTTTTTGCAGAATGTACGCATGGCTTTTTCTCTTGTCTCTGTCAACTCCGGTTTTCTCATGTCTCTCAACAAAGCAAAGCACCGGCCCGGTTTCGGGTTCGGTGCTTTGTGCATTCTGGTGCGGTTATGAATCTGAAACAACTTACCTACAAACTGCAGGCGGCGCTGAACCAGCGCGGCGAGCATTACAAAGTCAATCAGTTACAGCACTACTCCGAGCGGCTTGGCCGGATGGTAACAAAATACGTGCTGGAAAAGGCAGAAACCGATGAAACCGGGAAGCATATCAGCACGCGCGTACTGGAGACTTACAGCATGGCGGATGTCGTAAAAACGCTGGCGAAAATCTATAGCGGGTGATCCCATGAATCTCACGCCAAAGCAGCGCGCTTTTGCGGATTTTTACATCGAATTGGGCAACGCGACCGAGGCGGCGCGCCGGGCGGGATACTCGGCGAAAACCGCCAAATCCATCGGAGCGGAAAACCTGACAAAACCTGACATCAAAATCTATATAGCGCGGCGGCAGGAAAAAATCGAATCCGAGCGCACGGCATCCCTGAAAGAGATCCAGGAGCTGCGCACGGCGATCATGCGCGGGCAGGAAAAAGACCAGTTTGGCATTGAAACCTCCATCGCTGACCGCCTCCGTGCGGCGGGCGATTTGGAGAAGTCGCTGCGCATCAAGGAAGAGCAGGAAACAAAGGCGGCGGCGCGTGCATCTGCGCACTATGAGCTGCCTGCGCGCGTCATCGGCCGGGCGTTTGTCGATATCAACCGGCGCATTCAGCCGAACATGACGTACGTCTTCGAGGGCGGCCGCGGCGGCCTGAAATCGTCGTATATATCCCTGAAAATCGTCGAGCTGCTGAAAAACAACCCGACGATGCATGCCTGTATCATCCGCAAGATGGGTAACACCCTGAAAGACAGCGTGTATGCCCAGATGAAATGGGCGATCAACGAACTGGGGCTGTACGATGAATTTAACTGCAAGCTGTCGCCGCTGGAAATCGTGCTGAAAGAAACCGGCCAGACGATCTATTTTCGTGGCTGTGACGACCCGCTGAAACTGAAATCCATCAAGCCGCCGTTCGGCTATATCGGCATCCTGTGGAAGGAGGAAAAAGACCAGCTTTGCGGGCCGGAAGAAGAACGTTCTATTAACCAGTCCGTGCTGCGTGGCGGTGCGGATTCCTACGATTTTTCGTCGTATAACCCGCCGAAAAGCAAATCCAGCTGGGTCAACAAGGAGCGGCTTGCCCCGAACCCGGGGCGCGTATTCCATCATTCCAGCTACACGGAAGCCCCGCCGGAATGGCTGGGCGCGAAGTTTATTTCCGACGCAGAACACCTGAAGGAAGTCAACCCGGCCGCGTACGAACATGAATACGAGGGCGTGGCCAACGGTGACGGCGGCAGCGTCTTTGACTATCTGGAACTGAGGGAAATCACGGACGAAGAAATTTCGCATTTTGACCGCATCTTCCAGGGCGAGGACTGGGGCTGGTATCCTGATCCGTACTGCTTCATCCGCTGCTACTACGACAGCGACCGTGAGGCGGTGTATATCTTCGCAGAACACTACGTCAACAAGGAATCGAACGAACAGACGGCGCGTTGGATCATCGAGCACGGCTATGACGATTACACCATCACGGCCGATTCGGCCGAACCGAAAAGCGTCAACGATCACCGCGAAATGGGCCTACCCGTCACAGGTGCCGTCAAAGGCCCGGGGTCGATCGAACACGGCATGAAGTGGCTGCAGCGCCGGCGCATCATCATCGACCCGGTGCGCTGCCCGAATGCAGCAAAAGAATTTTCAGAATACGAATACGAGCGGGACAGAGACGGCAACGTCGTCACCGGATACCCGGACGTGAATAACCATAGCATCGACGCCACGCGGTACGCACTGGAACCGCTGACGATGCGCAGGGGGGCAAGTGCATGACTGTAAATATTTTGGGGACGGAATATGAAATCATTGAAGCCACGGCGGCCGAAGATGCAATGCTTGAAAAGTGCGATGGTTACTGCGACAAAACGGTAAAGACCATTGTTATTTCAAAAAAGGCCAAAGACTGCGACCTAAAAGACTTTGGCGTCTATCAGAAAAAAGTTATGCGTCATGAGATCATTCATGCATTTCTGTTTGAAAGCGGGCTGTCCGAAAACTTTACGCATCCGGAATACGGCCATGACGAAACATACGTGGACTGGATTGCTTCGCAGTTTCCGAAAATGTGCGAAGTATTCAAGGAGGTTGGCTGCCTGTGAAAATCAATATCCCGCTGGACAGCGTGAAAAAGCAGATCCGCGAAGAATTCCGCATTGCGCCGCTGGTAACGCCAGAAATGCGCGAAGCGGAAGATCTGTGGATGCAGATCTGGATGGGCACCCCACCGTGGGCAAACGATCAGGATCGCACCATCAATTTTGCAAAGGCCGTGACCGGCGAAGCTGCGCGCCTTGCGACGATGGGCGTCAGCGTCGAACTGTCCGGCTCGGCCCGCGCGGATTGGCTGCAGGAACGTCTGAACGAAGAACTGATTCCGTTCCTGCGTGACATGGTGGACGTTGGCTGCGCCGCCGGTATGTTCCTGCTGAAACCCACGCCGGACAGCATCGGTCTGTACACGCCGCCGGAATTTACGATCACCGCTGTGGATAACCGCAAGCGCGTGACCGGCGTGGTGCTGTACGACACGAAGGCAACGCCGGATTATTACTATGTCAAGGCCGAATATCACCGCTACGACGGGATGCATTATGTGGTTTCCAACCGCGCGTTCCGGCTGGCGAAGGGCAAAGCATCGGCGTCCCGCGTAAATCTGGATGAAGTGCCGGATTGGGTGGGCATCCTGCCAGACGCCGTGCTGGATGATACTGCGCCGCTATTTGCCGTGTGCACCATGCCGGATGCCAACAATATCGACGGCGGCGCCTGCGGTATGTCCATCTATGCCAACGCCCTGCCGGAACTGCGTGGGCTGGATGTTGCATGGTCTGCCATGGTGGACGAAATTCAGGATTCCCGGTCGATCGCCCTTGTGGATGATCGGCTGTTGCGCGAACCCGGGCGGAAGAATGTTTCCGTGCGGCTGCCGCGCTATGTGCAAAACGTTGCCGGCTCAGCGGCCGAAAGCTTCTATCAGGAAATCGACCGCAAGCTGAAAACCGGTGAACGCCAGGTCGGCATCAATATGCTGCTGCAAAGCCTGTCAACCAAATGTGGCTTTTCCGAAGGATATTTCAGCTATAACGAAAAGCAGGGCCTTGCCACTGCGACGCAGGTGGAAGCCGATGACCGCCGCACCATCCAGCGCATCAAGGACATCCGCGACCGCATCCAGGCAGCTGTGGATGACCTGATTCAGGCATTGAACGACTATGCCGATATCTACGATCTGGCGCCGTATGGCACGTATACTGTGGCGTATAATTTCGGCGACATCACGTACAGTTATGAAGAAGACCGGCAGAACACGAAAAGCCTTTGCCAGCTGGGCGTTTTGCCGTGGTGGATGTATCTGGTGCGCTTTGAAGGGTTCAGCGAGGACGACGCAAAAGCGGCCTACGCCGAAGCCAACACAGCGAAACCGGGTCTGTTCCCTGATACCGAATGATCACCCCGGAACAGTTTCAGGAGATCGGCGAAACTCTGCTGCCGCTGCTGGATGACCTGACGGAATGGATTGCGCGCGACATGATCGAACGCTTCATGATCCGGTTCGGCCGCGGCGAAGAAAAGCTGCTGACCGGCACGGATGAATGGCAGGCGTGGGTGCTGAAACAGGCCGGCGGGAATCTGGACGAAATCCAGAAGGCGTTGGCCAAAAGCACCGGCAAATCGCAGCAGGAAATCGCGAAGATCTTCAAGGACAGCGGTATTCAGGCGGCAAAGGCAGACGCCGAAGCTGCCGCTGTGACGTTTTCCGGCCTGTCGCCCCGCATGATGGCGATCATTACAGACGCCTATGAACGCACGGTCGGTGAAATATCCAACATCACGCGCACAACGGCCGGCGCGACCAATCAGGCGTTTATCGACATCTGCGACGATGCATACTGGAAAGTACGCACCGGCGCGCAGTCCTACACCGCTGCCATGCTGGAAGGCGTGAAGGCGCTTGGGCAGTTTCAGCCGACCGTTCGGTACCCGTCCGGCCACAAGGACACGCTGGAAGTGGCGGTGCTGCGCTGCATCCGCACGGGCGTGGCGCAGTCATCCGGTAACATGACGATCCAGCAGTGCAAAGACATGGGCTGGAATCATGTGCTTGTGTCGCAGCATCTGGGCGCGCGTGTATCTGATACCGACCCGGTCGCCGATCATGCCGGCTGGCAGGGCAAGGTGTACTGCATCGACGGCAAGGACGCGCAGTTTGATAACCTGCTGGATGCGACCGGCTACCCGGAAGATCCGCTGGGCCTTTGCGGCTATAACTGCCGCCATTCCTTCACACCGTTCCTCCCTGGCGTTAGCCGGAACAATAACAAGCCGATCGATACCGAAGCCAACCGGCGCGCCTATGAGCTGTCGCAGACGCAGCGCGCGATGGAACGCCGCATCCGGGCGCAGAAGCGCAAGTGCACGGCGCTGCATACAGCCGTGAAAAGCTGCGAAGATCCGGCGGCCAAGGCAAAGCTGCAGGAGAAATACACGCAGTCCGCCAAGCGCCTGCAGGATCAGAACGCGGCCTACACGAAGTTCTGCACCGATAACGACCTGAAACTGTACCACGATCGGCTGGCCGTTGCGGGCTGGGATCGCTCGGCGGCGTCAACCGCATCTGCGGCGGCGCGGGTACAACAGAAGATCACCGGTGTGCAGCTCCCGTCTGGGCTGCCTACAAAAGCGGTTGAAAATTCCGAAAATAGTAGTACAATAAAATCGATTGACATTGACGACTTCAAAATGATGGCGGATACCCAAAATATCCTTCCGGAAGTATCGGACACTATAGGCGAAACAATAAAAGAATTTGAATCGAACGGAGATATGTACATTTCTTCCGCACGGTTTGGCGATTTTTATGATGATACAACCGGAAGCTCTGCTCTGTTTCAGGTGTTTACTAATCAGTACGGATTAGCCGAAATCAATATTAACAGCCGGATTCTTGGCGGATTGACTATTAAAGAGGCTGACGCAATGATTGCAAATACCAAAAGCAATTTGCCGCAAAGCCTTAAAGAAGCAGTTATACATGAGTGTGGTCATGCAAAGCTTATACACGGGTTGAGTGTTGAAGAAGTCGAAAAACTCTATGCAGCTTTAGGGAATGTTCACATAGAAGGTATCAGCGCAACAGCCTTTAGTGATGGTGCCGAGTGCATTGCGGAAGTGGAAGTCCTGCTAAGCAGAAATGCAGAAGTCCCGAAAGAAGCAAAAGCGCTATATGATAAATATATTAGAGGGGGAAGAAAATGATTTGTACAGATTACCCTTGTGATAAGTGCATCCACCAACGAGAAAATATTGACGGGTGGAAATGCGCCTGTGACGCCTTCCCCGATGGAATACCTGTTGACCATATGTTCAGATCAAATCCGAGCAAGCAGAAGGAATGTAACAACGGGATAGGTTATGAAGAAAAACTTACGCATAAATAACGGCTGAAAAGAAAATTATTTTATATAATAATCACGCGCGAAAACCATCTTACCAATCGGCAAGGTGGTTTTCTTATACCCAAAATCAAATCAGGATACGCAGGGGCGGACGGGAAACCGGCTGCCCCTTTGCTATATCACGACCCCGCCGGTGGTTCATCCGGCTCAATCCACACAGCCGACGGGCTGTTAAAAATCACGTTCAGGAGGATTACGCATGAAGAACATCGATACCATTCTTTCCGACTTCGGTATCACGATTCCGGAAGGGAAGGCGGCGGATCTGCGCAAGGCCGTCGCCGAAAACTACAAGACCGTGGCGGAATTCACCAAGCTGCAGGAACGCCACGACGCGCTGGACACATCGCTGAAAGACGTGCAGGGCAAGCTTGCCGCCTTTGACGGCGTGGATGTCGCAGCGCTGAAAGGTCAGATCACGACCCTGACCAATGACCTGCAGACCGAGCGGGACAACCGTAAGAAGGACGCTGCCGCCGTGAAGCTGCGCAGTACGGTGGACACGTTCCTGTCGGGAAAGCATTTCGTCAACGACATCACACGCGAAAGCATCACGGACAAGTTGGTGACGGCTCTTGGCTCCGACGATGCGCGCGGCAAGTCGATCGACGACCTGTTTACCGGCCTTGTCACCGATCAGAACGGCAAGGAGATCCCCGGCATCCTTGTGGCCGATCCCGCCAGCAAGGCGCGCTTTTCGTCCGATCACAGCGGCATGGTGCCGCCGGCGGGGGGCACAAAAGAATACATAGCCCAGAAATACAAAAACAACCCGTTTTTCAGGGGCTAAGACTACGAAAGGAAATGATGATCTATGTCTATCCAGTACGGTTCCCTTTACGTGGATGAGCAGTACAAGGCAACTGTTCTTCCAAACCTTTTCTACAAAACCTGGCTTGTACCCGGTGTGACCTATCAGGACGTGATGGTCGACGGCGCCGGCGGCTGCTACTGGCACAAGCTGACCTCCACCGCCGCGTCTGTCGGCACGCCCGGCCGTGACTTCACGGACACCGCCGCCGCTGACACGCTGGTTCAGGCCGTTTTCAACAACAACATCCATGCGTCAAAGAAGATCTACGGCGTGCAGGCCGCTGCTGTGGCGTTCCCGATCGCCGAGGAGCATCTGGCACTTGCCACCCGTGAAGTCGCGGAGGCAAAGAACCAGTGCGCGCTTGCCTGCCTGATCTCCGAGGGCACGGCATCCACCAACACCACGAAGACCACTGCGGCCAACTTCAAGGCGCAGGTACTGGCCGAACGCAAAGCCATGGTCAAGGCGAAAGCCAACCCCACCATCGTGCTTTGCAGCCCGGACTTTTTCGCGACGATGCTGGAGTTCGCCGGTGAGAAGTATATCCCGACGTCCAACGAAATGCTGCTCGCCGCCGCTGCCGGCGGCCAGGTAGGCAGCTTCATGGGCTTTACCTGGATCGAAGTCAACGGCTTCGCGTCGTCTGCTGATCTTGCCTACTATCCGCACGGCGGTACGAAGGCCAGTGTTACGGCGGCGAACCTCGCGAAGGTGGAATTCATCATGTACGATCCGAACGCCTTCGGTGTCGGCGATAACTTCAGCATCGTCCGCATGGTCGACTCCGAGCTTTTCGCCGGCAGCAAGGCGCAGGTCGAGGAAAACGCCGCCCTGCGTGTGCTGGACGCTGCGCAGGTGCACGTGAAGTCCTACGCAAGCGCGTGAACGGCAGGTGAATCACGGTGTACGCGGATTTTGACACATACGTAAAACGGTACGGGGACGATCTGTCCCCTTTCCGCGACGAGGTGACTGCTGCCCGCTACCTGCGTGCGGCGTCGCGGGAGATCGACCGCTTTACGTTCGACCGCTTCGGCGGCACGCTGCCGGAATCAACGATCGACGCCGAAAAGCTGCAGGACTGCGCGTGCGAACTGGCCGAATACCTTTACCGCATTGACCAGGCGCGTGACAGCGCGGCTGAAACCGCAGACGTCGGCGGCGTAAAAACCGCCGGCCCTGTGGCGTCGGTGTCGTCCGGCAGCGAATCGATCACATATAAAGCGGCTGACAGCTGCTACACGACCGCCGCGAAGACTACGGCGGCACGGGATGCGCTGGTGTTTGACTTGCTTCGGCGCTGGCTTTCCGGCGTGGCCGTGGATGGCGTCCTTGTGCTGTACGCGGGGGTGACGTGCTGATGCTGCTGCATAGCGATACGATCACGCTTTTTTCGCGCGTGCGCGGCGCGCGCGGTCAGGACGATACATGGGTGCGGCACGTGCTGGCCGGCGTCAAGGTGGAAGCAAAAACCGCTATGACGCCAGGCACGACAGGCGACGTGCCCGGGCACTATGTGCTGCTGCTTGTGCCGAAAGCGTCCAGCGGCGCGTTGACCTATGCGCCGCCGGAAGTGTATCAGGCGGCGGATGATCGCAGCGGCCTGATTGCGTTTCAGCCCGGCGACTATTTCTGCCGCGGCGAGCACGAATGGGCGGAATACGATGTGCTGTGCAAAATCACAGAATGCCACCGCATCACATCCTGCGCGTGGTTCCCGCTGATTGCACACTTTGAGGTAACGGCGTCATGAGCGACATCAAGCACTATAAGAACGTCAGCTATGTCAAAGGGCACGTCCGGGTAAATCTCCGGTTTGCCAAATACGGCCCGCGATTCGCCAAAGCGCAGGAATGGCTGGGGAAGCAGGTGCTTGCGGACAGCAAACTGTATATGCCGTGGAAAACCGGCAGCCTGCAGCAGCGTTCATACGTCGCAGAAGGCGGCCGGCAGGTCGTGTTCCCAGGCCCATATGCAAGGTATCTGTATATGGGTAAGGTCATGGTCGACCCGGAAACCGGTTCGCCGTGGGCGCGCAAGGACGCTGTAAAAGTTGTAGCCGACCGCGATCTGCGGTTTTCGACCGGTGTGCCGCACTGGGCGGAAGTGGCCCAAAACGAACACGGCAAGGAATGGGCCGCGGAGTGCAAGCGGATCATCCTGGGGGAATCAAATGGTTGACACAAAAGATTTTTCAACGATCCTGAGCGGCTTGCTGAATGATTTCCCGGCCATTGGAGCGCGGGAAATCCGGTTCGGCGAGCAGGGCGACAAGTCCGGTGTCGGGATCTATCCGTCCGCTGCGGCGACGGTAATCAGCGAATCGACCGATATCATGGGCGGCGTGTACCAGAAATGCAACTATGCGTTTCAGGTGGTATATCGCGCCGTACCGCAGTCGGAAACTGACCGCATCCACATCAAGGGCTGGCTGGACAAGCTGGCGCGGTGGCTGGAAAAACAACCGATCACGGCGGACGGCCAGCAGCACACGCTTGCCGCGTGGCCAGACCTCGGCGATGGCCGGACGATCACCGCGTTTGTGCAGGTGTCGGCGGCCTATCTGGCCGGACGCTATGCCGACGGTGTGGAAGACTGGGCTGTGTCCCTGTCGATGCGGTACGACAATAATTTTGAAAGGTGATGCATTATGCCTGAAAGTACGACTTTTAACACAACCGCGGGCCAGACGATTGCCCGCAAACTGCTGATGGCCTTCCTGAATACCGGCACGTCTTCCGCGCCGGTTTGGTCGATCGTCGGCAAGCGCGTGGAAGACAGCAGTCAGGAATATGACTGGAACAAGGAGACCACGCAGGACATCCTGGGCAACACGTTTACCACCATGTCCGCGCCGACCATCACGCAGACCTTTGACCCGTGCAATCTGGACGCCGGCGAGACCGCGCTGACGAAGCTGTGGCAGCTGGCGATTAAGGATCAGGATGTCGCAGCGCTGGCCGAACAGGATATGATGATCGTGCACTGCTATGCCGGCACGAAGGACACGGCGATGTTTGCCGAGCGCTATAGCGGCTGCGCAATCGAAGTGAAGTCGCTGGGCGGCGACAAGACGGTGGACATGCCGTTTGACGTGACCTACGGCGGCACACGCACGGTTGGCACGGCGGCCATTGCCGACAGCGTGGCCACGTTCACGAAGGCGACGGCATAAGGGGGGTGACGGCGTGAGCAATAACATTTCTTTTGAAACCGGCCTGAAAGCGTTCACCATTAACGGCGACGCAAACCGGAAGATCTATTTTGACCCGAACGACATCGGTATCATCGACCGGCTGGAAGCGGCAGCGATGGCGATCAAGGCCAAAGCCGACGAAATGGGCACGCAGGAAAGTGATACGGACGCCCGCGCGACGATCCGCGAACTGGACGCCTACGCACGCGAACAGGTGGACGCGGCGTTCCCTTCGCCCGTCTGCGATACAGTGTTCGGCAAAGCCTACTGCGTTTCTCTCACGCCGTCCGGTTCCCTGCAAATCATCTCGTTCCTGGAAGCGGTTTCGCGCCAGATCCGGCGCGAGATGGATGCTGCGACCGCTGCCGCGCAGAAGCGTCAGGCAAAATACCTGGATAAATACAGCGGCGGTCAGCGCAGGAAGAAGCGCAGATCATGAATACCGGCCTGCCGAAGACAGCGTGTATCGGCGGCCGGTGTTTTCGTATCCGAAGCGATTTTCGCGAGATTCTGGACATCTGCGCCGCGTTGAATGACCCAGAGCTGACAGATCAGGATCGCGCCGAAGTGGCGGTCAAGATCTTTTACCCAGACTGGGATCAGATCACGGACATGGCCGCCGCGGTGAAATTCATGCTGTGGTTTTTGGATGGTGGTGTGGATCGCGGCGACCAGCGCCCGCAGCCGAAGCAGATGGACTGGGAACAGGATTTCCCGATGATCATCGCGCCGATCAACCGCGTAGCTGGGCAGGATGTGCGCGCGCTGCCGTATATGCACTGGTGGACGTTCATCGGATACTACATGGAAATCGGTGACTGCACATTTTCCACGATCCTGGACATCCGGCGGAAGCTGCGCAAGCACAAGAAGCTGGAAAAGTGGGAGCGAGAATACTACGACGAAAACCGGGAATTGATCGATTTCAAGTCGGCGCATCTGACCGACGACGAAGATGAATTCATCCGGCAGCTGATGACAGGGGGTGTGCGCGATGGCTGATGTTGTCGGCGATCTGGTATACGAAGTAGCGATTGATAGCGGCAAGTTTGACGCGGGGCTTGCGAAGCTGGAAAACAACGCGAAAAAGGCCGCGAACAATGTGGACAAGGCCGCGCAGAAGGTAGCCGCGCTGCGGCAGCAGCTGGAAGAACTGCAGGCTGTTGCCGAAAACGAAAAGAAAACCAGAAGCACCGGGACAGTATCGCAGGAAACCGGCGATGCAATCCAGAAAACGACGCAGCAGATGAAAGACGCGCAACTGCAGTTGCAGGGATTGCAGGCGGACCAGGCCAAGGCAAACGACGCTATAGGCGCCTACATGCAGAAGCAGCAGTCAGCGGCTGCATCGACGTCGAAAGTGTCCGAACAAATGGGCAAATTCGCAAAGCGCATTGCCACCATCGCGAAGAAAGTGTTTATCTTTACGATGATCGCGAAGGCGCTGCGCGCCATGCGGTCTGTGCTGCTGAACACCATCAACGCAGACAAGCAAATGTCTGCGTCCCTTGCGCAGATCAGGGGCAATCTACTGACGGCCTTCGCGCCGATTTATAGTTTTGTTCTTCCCGCCATTCGGACGCTGCTGTCATGGCTGGCGAAGCTTACGGCCGTTATTTCGTCTGTATTTGGCGCAATCTTCGGTCAGACGGCATCGCAGGCACAGGCCAACGCCAAAGCGCTGTACCAGCAGGCAAACGCCACATCCGCAGCCGGTGACGCGGCGGAAAAAGCGAAGCGGCAGCTTTCGGGGCTGGACGAAATGAACCGCTGGGAATCAAACGACAGTTCCGGCGGCGGAGGCGGTGGCGGCGGCGCTGCCGCGCCTGATTTTAGCGGCGTCAGCCAGGTCAAGCTGCCGGACAACGTCCAGGCGGGGGTGGCGAAAATCGGCGAAGCACTGCGTTCAATCATCGAATCCCTGAAGCGTATCTGGGATTCGCCGGTTGTGCAGTTCATCGTGAAAACCGTCTTGTATGTGGCGATGCAGCGAATCGCGTGGATTCTTAGCAGCGTCGGTTTGGTGCTGGAAGGTATCGCCGACATACTAGACGGCAACGTGTGGGAAGGCATCAAAAAAGTAGGTCTCGGTTTGTTGGATTTAATGAACCCGATTGGCGGCCTGCAGGACGGCTTCAAATCCCTGTGGGAAAAAGTCGCCTCCGGCGCTTTATCCGCCTGGGAGGGCGTCAAAAACGCGTTCAAATCCGTGCCGGAATGGTTTCAGGGCAAGTTCCGCGATGCATGGCAGAAGGTCAAGGACGTGTTTTCCGCCGGTGGCCGCATTTGGTCGGGCATCAAGGAAGGCATCGAAAATACTTTCCGTACGGTCGTCAATGCCATTATCCGCGGCATGAACACGATCATTGCCGTACCGTTCAACAAGATCAATTCCATGCTGAATACGATCCGCAATGCGCACTTTCTCGGCATTTCACCGTTCCAGAATATGTGGGGCGTGAATCCACTGCCAGTGCCGCAGATCCCGATGCTGGCGCGCGGCGCGGTCATCCCGGCGAACCGGCAGTTCCTTGCCGTGCTGGGCGACCAGCGCAACGGCAACAACCTGGAAGCGCCGGAATCCCTGCTGCGCCAAATCGTGCGCGAAGAAGCTGGCAGCGCTGGCAGCCGATACGAATTCATTGCGCGGCTGGATCGCCGGACGCTGTTTGACGAAGTCATTACCGAAGCAAAACTGCGGAAAGGGCAAACGGGTAAAAACCCGCTTGTAGCGGTGTAACACATGGCACAGGAATACATTAAAATTCGAAAAAGTCCGTCGGATGAATGGCTGGTGCTTCCGCAGCCGGACTCTGGCGCGCTGTCGTACGACTTTGAGACGACCTACACGGCGGACAGCGGCCGCACCCAGACCGGCGCGGCCGTCGTCAGTCCGCTGTTCACGGTCGAAGCACTTGAATATAGCCGGGCGTCGATCAGCAAAACTATGCTGTCGCAGATCCTGAAGATTATCGCCAAAGGCCAGCAATTCCAGCTGCACTACTTTTCCGCCTATTATGGCGCGTGGTGTACGTCGTGGTTTTACGTCGGCAAGGGGCAGCTTGACATTGGTCGGCTGAACGAAGGCAAAGAGTTGTTTACGTCCCTGGATTTTAACATGGTCAGCGTCAATCCGCTGACGTGATTGGTGGTGACATGATATGCGAACAGTCGAAAGTCAAATTACAAGCGTCTACCCATCGCAGACGAACTTTGTGGTCGAAGCATCTTTTACGTGGGATCACGACATCACGTTTGAGAGGAACGGTGAAACTGTAACGCTGAAGGCTGGGCAGTATCTGCAGGTAGGCCGGCAGTCTTTCCGCCCGGGCGGCACGAAGATCTCGGCGCAGACATCATCCGGCAGCTACCCCGTCGGGCTATCTGTGTGCAAATGCGCGACAATTGAAATGTACGACATTGGGTGGTCGAACGCCGACTACTGGTCGTTGTACGAAGGGGCCACGGCACATCTGAAAGCGGCAATCACCATTGATGGAATCGAACGCATGGTGGACATGGGCCACTTCAAGGTGTACGAAGTGGAAACCGTGCACGAAGTCACCACGCTGACCTGCTACGACGCCATGAAGGCGGCGGACGTGCTGTGTCCGGCAGTGATGCAGGGTGAACACGAATATATGGAACTGTGGAAGCTGGCGGCGCAGCAGCTTGGCTTGACGCCCGGCCCAATGGATTATCAGCACGGTTTGCAGTATAACGGGCTGGCGACCGTGGACGCACAACACACCATCCGGCAAGCAATCGAAGCAATTGCGCTGGCCTGCGGAGGCAATGCCATGGTGTCTGGAAATACACTGTTTGTGCGTCCGATCACGTCTGCGGCAGATGTGACGCTTACGCAGTGGATCAACCCTGTAGAGGTGGCGAAAACGCCGGTAGAAGTTACAGGCGTGCGCGTGAAAAAGACGTTCGCCAGTGACGGGCAGGAACACACATACTTTTCCGGTTCCGGCGGCTATGTCATTGAACTGAACGACGATAACCTGTGGCTGGGTATCGAAGGGCCGGCCGGGTCAATCACCGTTGCGGCCGAAGCTGTTTCCGAGTCGCTGTACGCGCAGCTGAAAGAAAAGCCGGTATATAAATTTTCTGGCGATCTTCCGTCTGATCCGCGCCTTGACATTTTCGACAAGGTCATCGTCAAGGACATCAACGGCCGGGAATACCCGTCAATCATCACGGATTACACATTCGTTTTTTCCGGCAAAACATCGGTCGGGAATAGCGTCGAATCCGGCAGCAGCTACAACACGTCCGATAGCGGTCCTTCCGGATCGTCGGTATCCGGTGTTGGCGCGGACTATGTCGTTGCCCAGGGCACGACCGGCAAGTGGGCGTGGCGCAAGTGGAGCAACGGCACGGCAGAAATGTGGGCGGTATTTGGCACCGACACTCTGGCGATCGACGAAGCATGGGGATCGCTGTACTTTGGCACGTGGATGCGCAGTGATGCCAACGTCTCCGCGCGGAAGTATCCTTTTGCTTTAGTGGACACCCCGACAATCAGCGCGACCTACATGGGCGGCGAATCGGATGCATGGCTGATCTCGCTGTTCAGCGCCTCCGACGATCTCAAAACCGGAGCACCGGCGTATGCGTTGGCGCGACCGAATCAGGGCGCCATCAACTACCCACGCATCAGCTACCACGTAGTGGGTAAATACAAGTAAAGGAGGTACCCGCATGACTATCACAATCGCAGATGGGCGCGGGGCGCTGTGGCAGTGGGACACCGGGCGGCGGGTCAAGATTACCGACGGCGACGTCAAACAGGTACACTATCAAAATCGATGCTTTGGCCGCAGCGTGGACGTGGATGTCGGGGATGACGGCACGGCCATCATCCCGGACGAGCTTCTGCAGGACTGGCACCCGCTGACGGCCTACGCCTACGTCACCGACGACACCGGCGCGTACACGATGGTGCAGCAGGACTTTATCGTGCACAAACGCGCGAAGCCCGCCGGATATGTATACACACTGACAGACCAGATGACGCTGCAAACGATCCAGCGCCAGATCGGCGACCTTGACACCCTGACGACGGAGGACAAATCCACCATTGTGGCCGCGATCAACGAGGCGGCGCGGACAGGCGGCGGTGCTGGGGGCATGGACTTGCGCGTGGCAGACGGCTACATCCAGTACAGCACGGACGGCGGCAGCACGTGGACAAACCTTATCGCCGTGGCAGACCTCAAGGGTGCGGATGGCAAACCGGGGGCTGCTGGTGCGGACGGCGTTACGCCGCACATCGGTGACAATGGCAATTGGTACGTTGGCAGCACCGATACCGGCAAGCCATCGCGTGGAGCAACCGGAGCACCGGGCAAAGACGGCGCCGATGGCAAACCGGGGGCTGCTGGTGCGGACGGTGTTACGCCGCACATCGGTGACAATGGCAATTGGTACGTTGGCAGCACCGATACCGGCAAGCCATCTCGCGGCGCACCGGGTGCTTCCGGTCACACGCCCGTTAAAGGAACCGACTATTGGACAGCAGCAGACAAGCAAGAAATAATCGACGACATTCACCCCGTCTTTTATATCGACCTTGCGGGAAAATACCCCAACTACACGTGCCAAGTGGCTATGGACGACATAAAGGCGGCTTATAATTCAGGCTATAATCTTGTCTGCCGGTGCGCGCTGGGCGCATATACAGCAACACTTCCGCTGTTTGTCCCAATGCCCGCAGCTAATACTTGGATATTTTCGGGCTCTGGAGCGCTGGCCGCAATGGGCTTCCCCGCGCAGTCGCTGACTATCGCCATCGTCAATGGCACTGTGCAGGCAAGCGATACGCGGCTGGCATCTATGGATGATATCCCCACTATCCCCACGGCCTTGAAAAATCCAAACGAACTGACGATCAAGATCGGCAGCACCACCGTTACCTATGACGGCAGTGTGGCTAAGACAGTGGAGATCGCGGATGGGAGCGAGGTGAGCTACTGAGATGAAAAAGCTCTACGAAGAAACCGCCGTACAGGACATTGCAGCAGCTATCCGCGAGAAAAATGGCACTGCAACGAAATACAAAGTCGCGGAGATGGGCGATGCTGTGAGGCGCTGCTTGAACACCGGAGTG